GGCCGCTCCATACTCGCGCGGTGACGTGCTCGACGAATTCGTAGTACGTGCCAAGCTCGCGGCGCGGCTGATCGTTAGGGTAGTCTCGCGGGACGTAGATCATGGTTGTTTACTCCTATGACTGTAGGGTTTACTCGGGGTCGATCAAGTCAGTGCAGCATGCGCCGGCATCGCCTCGGTTGTCGTGCTCGGTGCCACATCCCGGGCATTCGAAGACTTCAAACCACTGCCCGATGTTCGCATCCCATCGCTTGTTCTGATTCGGGCAACCCGTTTCGTGGCACGCGACGCCATTGATCGACAGCATTTCGCACTGATCGCACGACATGCTATGCGCGCTGTCATCGGCTGCGATGACGCGGTATTCGGATTCGGTGAATTTACTCATGGCTGTTTACGCCTATGTGAAACTGAATACTAGCACACTGATCGAGGCAAGGCACAGCGCCAGTGCCGTCACCGCCAGATAGCGCGCGATGCGCTCATCGCGGCTGATCGCTTCGACTTGGCTTACGCGCTCAGCGTCCAAGTCGTTCATTCTTGCGGCCACAATATACTGTTCACTGCGTTACGGTCTCGCAGCGTAACGGCCGCGTTGTACTCGATAGCGAATACGGCGCGCGCTTGGTAACTGTCGTGCGTCACGACATCGATACCGCGGTTTGCGGGGTACCGCGGCCAGTCCGCGGCATGCGTCAGCTGCGTGCGAATAGCTTGAGTCTCCAAAGTGATCATGGTTGCTTGAGTCTCCAAAGTGATCATGGTTGCTTGCTCCTATGTTTGCGGCTCACTCAGTGAGCGGATCAATGTCGCTAGTTTCGACCGCGAATTGCTCCGCGGGTGTGATGTAGCGCACATTCCCCGCGTAAACAGGTGGACGGCACGAACTGTACATCGTGATTGAGTCCAAATTCGCAGTGCGAGCGTATTGCAGGTAATCACTTTTAATATCCTCGACCGAGCGTAGAGCGCGCCGAGGTGTGCGATATGCGGTAGGCTTCAGCGGGCGAGCCGCGTCGCAAATACGCCAGCTCCGACCTTTAGCCACGGTGCGTGCATGCTCGGCATTAGCGGGCTCGGCACTCGGCACATAGCGGTTCATGCGATCGTCCCAAAATTGCAATTGGTGCAATGTATTCATGGTCGGTTACTCCTATGCTTTGCGAAAAAGAAAAATCAGGACCAGCATGCCCACCACGGGGCCATACGCGGCCGCCACTGAGCACAGCGCCCAGAAGCCTATACCTGCGACGATCAGGGCACCAGCGGCGCGCCAGAAGCGCGTGACGCCAGGCGTGCGGGTCGAGGTGATGTCGTCGTTCATCGTCGTTTGCTCCTGTAACTTGCTTGAAGCGTATCAGACGTTAAGGTCTCGTTCAAGAGTATGCATGGCGTGTGCCAAATCGTAAGTTGTTGATTGTCGTGCGATCGGCCGTTTTGGGTAGGTGAAAATAATTGGCATTTAATGACGCGGATTATCAGAAAGTGACGTTTATCTACATCGTCAACGGATCAATTCGCGCGAGAGTTTGCGCCCACAACCATGAAACTTCGGCAAATCCATAGTTTGAAAGTGCTGCGTTCAATGCGGCGCACACAACACGACAGTTGTCCGGAGTATAGCCTTCTCCTGGTCGAATACGGTCTACCGACGGCGCCCGAGGGTGCCGCCCTTTGGGTAGCATTACAAAATTTATGCCGCTTAGCTCGCAAACACCGCGCTCAACGCGGGGGAATAACCAGTCTTTAGTAAGAGTCATCGCCACACGGTTGCGTCTGGCGCGCACTCGGCAATTACCTAATAGGGTATGGGTTCTCCCTAATACGGAAGCGGCGCTACGTTGAGCTGGCGTCATATTGAGCATAGTTTAATCCTAGCAAAAAAGATAATAACACTAATAATATTACGCTATTCGAGTATTGATCGCAATTTTACGGGCGTTTTACGGGTACCGAATCGCGGAAAATAATTGGTTGTCTCACTTTGCTCACTTGGAACGGCATTTTCCTCCTCCGTTTCTATTTCCAATTTACCAGCCGTATAGAGAATGGTGAGACAAGTGAGGCAAGTGGGGCAATCCGTGCGGATCAATGACTTACAAATTAATTCAAGTGAGTCAAGTGACGAGTCAAGCGAGGCATATTCCAATTAATTACCGCATTGCACAATCCGTGAGCGGCGCCGCGCGCATTCTGGCACGCTAGATGGCATGTCAAACGATCCCATCGAACAACGCGCACGCGAGCTGGCGACCGTAGCACTTGATACGTTGCACGACTGCATGGTTAACGGCAGTAAAGAGGACGCCAGTCGCGTCAAGGCCGCCAGCGTCGTCCTGGACCGCGGCTACGGTAAGCCCACACAGGCCATCATCGCTATCCCACAGCGCAATGCGGGCAGCGCTGCGCTTGCGGCGTTGACGGACGGGGAATTGCTCGCGCTTATCGGTGAAATTCGGAATCAGCGAGGGGGTAGGGATGCGAAATTACGAATCGCGGCGCGCGGGTTAGAGACCGCTTGCGACCCCCTTAACCTTACTCGCGATTCACTACCGGAAGAAGAATCGCTATTAATTTTCGACCCCGGTGTACCCCGCAATCCGCGATTCACGCCCCGCAATCCAGACGGTTCCCTGCCCGCCGCAACCGCCGAATTTCCATTCGCAGATCCGCTCTGTGATTGACGGCACCATCGGCATCGATGCGGGCCAACTCGCATCACTCGAAGCGCAACTGGAAGCCGCATCGACCGAACTGCTGCGCCGCCAGCGCGCGCGCACATCGCTCGTGGAATTCGCGCGCAGCATCGAAATCCCCGGCGTGCCCTCCAAGCTTGCGAGCACCGAAGAAGACGAACTATACGATCCGATCGAGACCGTGGTGGCGGACGTCCACCGCATCATCATGGAAGAGATCCAGCGCTGTATGGAAACGCCCGGCGGCCGACTGATGATTCTGGCGCCCCCAGGGTCTGCCAAGAGCACGTACGCCGCCGTGGTGGCGCCCACGTGGGCGATGGGCCGCTGGCCTGGGCACAAGATCATCCTTGGCTCCTATGCCAGCGAGATCGCGGTGAAGCAGTCGCGCAAGGCGCGCGCTCTGTGCCGTCAGCCGCGTTATACCGCCATCTTCCCCGAGCGCCCGCAGCTCGCGACCGACCAGAAGGCCGCGGATGACTGGCGTCTGGACAACGGCAGCGAGTACATGGCCGCGGGTTTGCTCGCCGGCATCACCGGCAACCGCGCCAACGGGCTGATCATCGATGACCCGGTGCAGAATCGCGAGGCCGCTGACTCCGCCACGGTGCAGGAGAAGACCTATTCGGAGTACACGGACACTGGCCTTACGCGTCTGCTGCCCAATGGTTATGCGGTCATAATCCAAACTCGGTGGAACCAGAACGATCTGGCCGGGCGCATCCTGCCCGAGGATTACGACGGGCAGTCCGGTGATATCATGTGCCAGGACGGCCAGGTGTGGCGCGTGCTGTGCCTGCCCGCGCAGTGCGATCGCGAGGATGACCCGCTCGGGCGCGTCGTGGGTGACTACCTGTGGCCTGAGTGGTTCCCCGAGACGCATTGGCTGAAGTGGAAGAACAACAAGCGCGCGCGGCGCACGTGGGCCTCGCTCTTCCAGCAGCGGCCCACGCCCGATGAAGGTATTCAATTCACGCGTTCGATGTTCAAGCGGTTCGACCCCAAGCTGCCCGCGGGGCATCCGGGCGGCCCGCCGAGCATAGTGCGCAAGTACGGAGCGAGTGACTATGCGACCAAGGACGAGGATGCGGCCGGACCCAAGGACTACACCGAGCACGCCGTTGCAGGGATGGATCGTCACGGGGATCTGTTTTTTCTGGACTGGTGGCAGGGTCAGCGCGAGACTGACAAGAGCATTACTGCATTTGTGCGGCTACTCCTACACCGTCCGCTTCGATGGGCCAACGAAGGAGGGCCTATTGACCTTGCGATCCGTCCGGCGATCAACCGCGCGATGCGCGAGGCCAACCGCTACACGACCATCGTCAAGCTGACTTCGATTCAGGATAAGTCAATCAAGCTGACCTCGTTCCACGCCCGTTGCTCGGCTGGCACAGTATGGGTGCCGTATTGCGAATGGGGCGAGGCGCTGATCGACCAGCTAATCAAGTTCCCGGCGGGCAAGTTCGATGACAAGTGTGACGTCGCTGGACTTCTTGGCCGTTTAATTGATACGATGAATGAGCCGAGTATGCCGCAAGACGCGCCGACGCCCGACCTCAAGCCGTTCTCCGCTAAGTGGTTGGAGTACGACGAGAGTAAGCAGCAGCCGGCGGTCCGGTACACGAGTGGGTGAGCAATGTCGAACCAGTACAACCTGAAAGCACGCGAGTATGTGTGGCGCAATGGCGCCCGCGTGCCTAAGCCCGATTCCAAGCCCGACCCGCTCCCGCTGGCGCCGGGCGCGAATCAGTTGCTTACTGAGATAGTTGCGCCCGGCACGCAGCCCGTGCAGGATGAAGGGTCGGACCCGACTTTCATTCCACCGGAGAATTCCACATGACCGCAAACATTTCACAGGACGTCGTGGCTGCCGCCTCGGACGTCAAAGCCGCCGTCGCTGCCGTTGCTCCCGCAGTCGCCACCGTTGAAAGCGAGTACGATTTCGTGCGCACCAACTGGAAGTCGCTGTCGGCTATCGTGATTGCCGTGTTCGCGCTCGGCATCATCGTTGGCCTGCTCGTCTGATCGATGGCGGGGCCTATCCAATCTGACGACTTCGGTTTCGGCGCGGATTCATCCGCCGCCGCGACCGGGGGCGTGGGGGCGGATGACAATTCACCCGAAACGCCTAACGAGCCCAGCCGCGCCGATATCGAGGCGCAGGTAAAGGACCGTTTCAAGCATTACACGCAGGCGCGCACCTTCGACAAGGGCGCGCGTAAGCAGTTCGCCAAGGACCGGCGCTATGCCGCCGGCAAGTCCGACATCCGATGGGCGGTTGATACCAACCTAGTCGGCGCTTTCATCGACATCCTTTGCGCGACTCTTTACGCGCGCAACCCCGACGTTTCCATCCGCAAGGCGCCCCAAGTCGATGATGAGGGCACGCAGCAGATGGAGGATTTCGCCAAGACGAGCGAGCTGGTAGTCTCGCGTCTGTGGCTCATGGGCAAACTCAAGAAGCAGATGCG